ATTTATTTTTTTTTCATCATCCCGCACTTTAATCAAATGCGGTCTGGTTCCATACTCGACCCACATTGCGATATAGCCATGGTATCCGCTGGTTGCTAATACCGATCTAACGACGCCGTCTCTAAGACGTGTATATATTCTCAGACCAGACGCAAGCTCACCGGATTGGCTGTCAATGTTTATTGCCGCCTTATTTTTCACAACCTTCATTCCGGCCCGCAAAGCGCCGCGAATCACGTTCGCCTCCATCTTTGCAGGCAATTGATCCAGGAACTTTTGCAGATCAGCCAGGCCTTTTACATTAATCGTTTTCATGTACTGTATTTCTCGATCATGCATTCAATGTATTTTTTATTATCGATAGACGCCGGGCCGGAGACGATCTGATAGACCGCGCCATCGATCACAATGCGCATCGATGAGTCGATATCCGTGCGATGCCGGGCGCGCCATCTTGCCGGTTGTTTTGCGATGTCTATGCCGTTCTCTTGCGTTTCCGACCGGCTGGGCAGCACGTCCTGCACTTCGCACCACACAACCGCCAGCGGCATCCATGTGATCGATTCGGTGCCGTACGTGGCGTCGTCCGTGACTGATTTATGTTCGATCCGGCAACGTTTGCTCAAACGCACATTCATTTTTTCTTGCGCGGCTTCTGTTCAGGGAATATTTCCGGATCGATCTGTTCCGAGCGTCTGGCCGGGCGATGGCCTGGGCGTTGTTTCTCGCTGTCGATCCGCTCAACTTCGATACCTGCCGCCTTGATTTCCGCGACGATCTGTTCCAGTCCTTCGCAAAGTCCGCGAAACCCGGTGTGCGCGTGTACTTCTTCGTAACGCTCTGGGTCGAATCCGAGAAGGATTATCTTTTTCGCCCCAGCAAGAAACGCGATGCGGATCGCCGCAAGGGCGTTGTTGCGCACTTCGATTTCGTCGCCGCTGCGTAGCGTCACGCGCTCGTACATCATGCCGGGATACAGTGCGTCATAATCGTCATGTTCAACACCGATCACGCGCATGCCGTCGAATCCGAGCTTGTCCGCTTCTTCCCAGAACGGATGATGTGGATCGAGCGCAACGAACATATCGGCCCACGGCGCGAATTTGACCGCGCGGTTGACCGCTATGGTTCTGTGCCCCTTGGCGGTTGCCACCAACTCTTCGGTCATGTCGGGGCCTGCGCCCAGGATTGCCACCGTTTCGCCGCGCCACATGTCGGCGGGGATTTGCCATTTTGTTGTCATGGGTATGCACTCACACAATAATCGTCCAACAATCCGTCGACAAATGATCGCGGCATTTCTGTCACGATGTTGCCGATGTTGATTGCGTCCGGTTGGTCGTATTTCTGTTTTACGCGCTGCTTGATCCAATCTTTGATCGGTTCCGGCACGGCTGCGGCTGCGCCGTATCCGGCAACAAATCGCACCTTGACGGCGTTCATCTGGTCGCGCGTTGATGGCCAATCGTAACCGTACGCCGGAATGATTCTCCCGATGTGGCCGGTTGCGTCTACCTGGTACTGTGCTGCATCGAGCGTTTGTTCCACGCCGTCGGTGTCGGTGTAGGTAATCGCGCCAACAGATTGCAGCGGCGGCAGTTTGATGATCCGACTGCCCTTGCCGTCTTGTTCCGGAAATGCGTCGAAATAGGCGTCGAGCGTTTGCATCACCAGATAGCGGCGCATCCTCGATTCCGCTTCTTTTCTGGCTGATTTAATCATCTGCGCCAGTCTCGGGTCTGAGGTTGTATTCGCACTGGGCGCGGCGGCGCCAAGCGACGCATCGGCGATGTTGTCCGTGTACGTAGTCGCGGTGTTGTTGGCGATGGTTGCCAGCAGATAATAGATCGATCCGCCAGCAGCGGTGCGATAGATTTTCCGCGATGTCACCAGCGATCCGCCGCGCGGGATGGCTGTCAGTTCTGCTTTGCCGTCTGCTGTTTTGTCTGAGACCGTCACCGGCGCCGATATGTCGCCGCCTTGCGTCTCGCCGTCGGCGGTAACAAAAGTGATGCGGTAACGATGTGCGCCATTGTCGACATTGCCAGCGCCGGAACCAAGCGCTACGGACGGCGACGACGGTGCCGGTTCTTGATTCTCCGAATCGATCCGGCAGCTTGCCATGACCTCCGCAACCGTGACCGGCTCAGTCGCAGGTTCGCTGTAAACGACAATGCGCATTGTTATTATGCTTGTGGTTTTTCTTTTTCTTTTACGATGAATGATGTGCCATCCAGTGCCAGCACTTTGACACCAGGCTCCAAATAACCGGTTTCACCTGATTTGTGCTTCCATGCAATCTCAGCAACATCGGACGGCGCAATGCCTGCCAATTCGCATGCACGTTCGATGCCAACCTTGCACTGCGTATGTCCGTGCAATTTGCCGATCTCAAATTGCTTCCCGTTAACTTTTATCTTCATTTTTTTACCTCGATAACAGACCTGCATTAATCCCGCCCGCTGGAGAAGCGGGCGGGGCGAGAAAGCCGCGCGGTATTAAGCTGGCGGATTGGCTGTTGGCATATTGCCAGGGCTGCCAAGAATAGCCACGGCGGATAGCAGGGCTGCCGCTGCATTGTTGACCGGCGTTACGGTCAGACGTGTGTAACGCTTGCCGCCTTTGTACCCCAGTTTGCGGCATTCGTTGTCGTCGTCGAATTGGAATCCGGCCAGCGCTTCGGTGCCAAGCAAATCGGCATCGGCAACTGCAGTTGCGCCGGTCATATCCGAGGCGTCGCTTTCTTCGAGCAATACTGTGAATGTCGCGTCGGCATCGGCAATCGAGCCGGTGGCTATGACATATTCCAGCGTTTTAAAACCTTGCGAATCGATGATCTGACCGACTTGTGCTGTGTTGTCCGCAACGGAAGCCGGGCTGATCACCCTTTTCACGTCGATAATGTTGTGTCCATCGCGCATTTTTATCTCCAAGAAATCAAATTCAGAAAACAGAAAACCCGCTTTAGCGGGTTTCTCTTGTGCTTAATCCTAGTTTATGCCGCGAACCTCATCAGCTTGATGGCTTCGAAATTCTTGATGCCACCGCCGACACGTTTACGGAAGTTGAATTTGGTCGTTCCCTTGGTGGTCAGGTTGTCCCGGATAAGCGCGATGCCGCGACGGTCGACGATCCGATATGCCCGCTTGAAATTTCCGTAGGAAATCGAGTATGAATTCGCCGCCATCACCGGCATATTGTCGTCGACGATGACCGGGACGCCAAGCACCAAGCCCGCAAACTGACCGGTTGGGTCTGGGTTGAACAGGTAGAAGCTGCCGGAGCCGTCTTTGATTTGGCGCAGCTTGCCCAGCGTGGTGTCGGCCATCATCAATTGAGAACCGGCGCGGTAGACGCTCTTCAACGAATGCAACAGGTCAATGATTTTGTCGCCTGGGTTCGATGCCGCGAAATCTCCGGCGGCGCCCGATGCGATATAACCGACCTTGCCCCAGGCGTAGCTGGCATTGGCGACATTCGTGTAACTGAGTATGCCGCGCGCCTTCTTGACGCCGTTGCCGTTGATGAAGGCGTCGCCTTCAGCTTCCGCGAACGCAATACCCGCTTCGTCCGCGACATCGCTTTCCAGATCGTAATCGGCATCTTCGAGCGTGTCGTTGTAGACCCACGGTTCCGCTTCCATTTCCTCGGCTTGGATCTCAATCATTGCGTACTGCGGATTCTGAGATTCGCCACCGGCTTCGCTTTCACCCACCCAACGCGCTGCTGTGCCGCGCGTTTTGACGCGCAATTTTTGCGAGACCGATCCGATCTGGCGCACATCGGAAATCTGACGCATAGCCGATACGGTACCGGCAACTCGATCGATGGCAGATTCCAGTTCCGAGTGAACCAGCACGCCGCCATCGACATCGGAGCCGCGACCGAGCGCTTTCCGTTCCAGCGCCGACAGATGCGAGGCGTCGCCACCCTTGCGCATAAACTGCCGGAACGCGGCTTTGTACTCTTCTTGATCGGGCGTCAGGATGCCACTGCCGGACATGGCCGGGCGGTTGGACTTCTTCACGATGTCCTGGATCGCTTTGGATAACTGAGTCAATTCTCCGTTGATTGCCTCAACCTTTTCAACCACGTCCGCAGGGGCGTAACCTTTTTCTTCAATGGCCTTCAATCTGTCATCGTTCGCCTTAATTTGCGATTCCCATGCCTTGCCTTGCTTTTCGAGCAAATCTCTGAGTTCGCCGATGTTGGCGGTTTCGCCCGTCATAAACGGCAGCGCGGCGGCTGATGCCAGCATCATTTCCGGCGACAACATAGACGCATGCACAATATCGCACGCCGACAAAATCAGCATGACGCACGCAACGAAAACGAATGTCCATAGTCTGGACTGTAAAATGATTTTCATTTCTTACCTCTTCTAATTGTTGGATAAAATAGCGATGTTTCGCTTGACCTGTGCTATTAATTGATCCATTTCGTCAGCATCACACTGATTCGAGGATTTGAAGCCGCGAGACAAGATCGATCTTGTTTCGCTGCGAGAGAACCCGGCATCACGCAGGGCTCTCTCGGCGATACGAATATCGAGGCCGCTTTTCACTTCGGTAACGCGGGCCTCAAGATTTGCTGGAAATGTCACCAGAGACACCTCCATCAATTTGATTTTGGTTAATGTCCGGTAAGGTTCTCCCGGCTTCGGTTGGTCGTTCCGTTTCCACTCGACCGGGATATATCCGATCGATAGCCCGTTGATAGCCGGGCGCGGCGACATCTTCAACAACGTGTAGGCATCGCGTCCGCGCTGGATGTCGGCCAGGATTGAGTCCATTTTTAGGCCGGTATCGTCTTCCTCCATACTTTCGATGACGCCGATCGGCGTCATGTCTTCAGCGTTCGCGCCCCATCCGCCATGTTGCAACAGCAATGACGGCCATATCCCGGATTTTTTTGCATCCCGGATGGTTTCGCGGAATGCACCTTTTTGTATGGCGTCGCCGTAGCTGTCGACATTGCCGAACACTGCGCCGTAACCAGTGAAGCGCATTTCCTTGATTTCGGTTTCGCCGTCGGCACTGTCGCCTTGCGAAAACTTGAGTTCCATCAAGCTACAATTAAGGTGCTGGATCGTTTGTGGCATTCTCTCTTCCTTGATTGGTTTCGTCCGTTGTGTCGCCGGGAACTTCCATATTCATCGGCGCACGGTATTCGTCGCCGCCGTCGTATGGATTCATGTCCTCGTATGCCCTGATTTCGTTCGGGTTGAGTGACGCCACGTTGTAGAGCGTCTGGTAAAACTTCGCGCGGTCGGCAAATGTGCCGCGCATCAGTGCGTTGACGTTATGCTTCGGAAAGTACCCGGCGGCGCGATCCTGTTCCGTCAGCAAGTTCACCGCTATCGATTGTTCGATCCGCGTGTACCACGGCATCATGGTATGCACCAGGTGCGCCAAGAACATCTGTTCCGCGCTGGCATAGGTTGCGGTTTTGTCGGCATGCCCGATCATGATCGGCAATACGCGCAGGGCGCGGCAGATTTCTTCGACCTGGAAGCGGCGTTGTTCCAAATGCTGGGAGTCGACGCTGCTGTAACTCATTGGCTGCCATTTCATGCCGCCAAATAACACCGCGGTTTTATATGCGTTATCGAGCCCGCCTTGCATCTCCTGCCAGGTGTCGCGAATATCTTTTGCTGTGTCTGGGTTATACGACGCATCGGACGAGAGCACGCCGCTCAATCGCGTGCCATTTTCGAACATTTTGGCGCTGTGCTTCTCAGTCGCCAACGCCAGGCCGATCGCTTCTCGCGTCAACCGGATTGCGTCCATGCCGATAACGCCGTCCCAGGATGGGCCGCGAATGTGCCACATGTCCTCTTTTGCTACGTACTGCTTCTTGCCATTGCCGTCCCATACTTCGTAACGGATGTTCCATCCATCACGAATAACGCGAACCGATTCAGGAGCAAATGGCAACAGCTCAACAATTTTGTCTTGCAATCCGCGAACTTTGTAAACATACGCATTCGAGTGGATCGCAAGATGTAATCCCAGTTGCTCCCGCAATTCAAACGATGTTTGCCACTCGTTCGGTTTCAGGTAAAGCAATTCATAAAGCGGATGATCTTCCGCCGGGTCGGAGCCTCTGCCTGCCGGCCTTTTTTTGTTCAGCTTGAGCGGTACTTGCGCTAGCCCTTCTGCAATTACCCGCGCGCATGCAAACACGGTGCTGACGCGCAACGCGGCATCGCGCGTGATGGCTATGCCGCTATTCGATGTTTGTTGATTGAACAGCGCTTTGTATAGGTCGCCTGCCGTGGTAATAGACCCGCTTTTCTTGCCCCAGGGAATCAACGATGAAAGGGTAAACACCATACGAGCCTATAAAATGATTATT